AGCTTCGGAAAACTTTAATCTTCAGGAGCCGCCCTATCCGGGCGGCTCTGCTGCATGTTCCCGCAGTACATTCACGCACCGCGCTATGATCTTCTTGACGCCGTTTACGCTCAAGCCCTCGCGCTCGGCAATGCGCTCATGGCTCCAATCGTCAAGAATCTTCCGTTTCAGGATTCCCCGGTATCGCTCCGAAAGAATCCATTCGTCGATCAAATGCTCCCAATCGCTGCGGCTCAGACTCGGCATCCCCCGCAGCATACGCCCTCCTTACTTCGTGTCCAGCACGGCGATATTGCCCTTATTGGATACCTTCAGACCCAGCGCGGCGGCGATATCGCGCACCTTGACATAGTTCGTGCCGTTTTTCAGGATGCGTTCGACGGCGACCTCCTTTCCATCCACGATCATTTTGCTTTTTTCTACCACTTCATCTTCAAACCTTTCCAAGAATTTTTTCCACTGCTCGTTGCCAGTGGTGTGATAGTAGGTGTTCATGTCCGTGCCGACGAATGGGCGCGGGCAGAACTTCCCGGACACATCATAGTGCCGGATGATGTGATCCGCCGGAATGTTGTGCTCCTCCATGAGCTTGCGGATGAGCCACTCGGCATTGTCCAGCACCTTTTTCTCGAAGAACCAGTCTGTGTCGTAGGCTCCCATGCGCTTCGGATTGACCTTCTTCGGTCTCAGCTCCACGCCGATGGAGTTCCAGTTCCGGCACTCCGGATGCAGCGTACCGTCTCCGCAGTGCCACGCCACATCCGTATCCTTTACGCACCGGTAAATGATATCGCCTTCGTCCACGGCGTAGTGCGCGCTGGCTCTGGCCTGCGGATTTTTGAACCACTCGGCCACGCTGGCCGCAGAGCCGAGCGCACCGAAGTAGTGGACGACGATCCATTTCGGCGTGCAGCCGCCCGCTCGATGGTTGATCGGCGTGAGCGCATCCTTAATTACCGGCATTGTTTGCGCCTCCATCCACTGCGTCCTGCACCTTCTGGCTCTGCGTGCCGAAGTAGAATGCGATCACGACGGCATACACCGTCATAAAGTCCTGGCTGATCTTGCCCACCACGGCCATGTACGCAAATACCGCCGTAAGCGTCAGCGTCACAAGGCTCTTCACGCTCAGGAGATTCCCGAGCCGCTTGATGATCTTATCCATCGTATGTACCTCCATCGTCTTTATCATTTGGTTTTGCAAATACTCTCTTGAGCAGGAGCAAAAGCAGCTCCCCGCCGAAGGCCGCGCCCGCGAACGCCAGCACATCCGAAAGGTCGCACGTCCTGTCCAGCAGGACGGCGGCGGTTTTCAGGATCATCGCCCATGTGGCCACTGCCGTGAGCATCCACAGGCAGTAGTACACAAGCTCACGGGCCATACGGCCCTTTGTCCATCGTTTCTTGTCTCTGCGCATCAGCCCAGCCCCAGCTTTGCCAGCGCAAATCCAATCAGTCCTGCAAGGATCGCCGTGATAAGGCCCCTCACGATTGCCTCCCAGCGGCTTCCCGGCAGCGCCTTGATGCTTTTCACATCGGCCTTGATCTCATTCACGTTTTCCTCAATCGCCTCCTGCTTGGTCGCCAGCACCTCCACTGAGGTCGCCAGCTGATGCAGCGCCCTGTTGTCTGCCTCCAGCTCGTCGATCCTGTGCGAGTTGCTCTTGCATCGCGCCTCCACGGAGGCGATCTGCGCCTGAATTCCATCATCCATCTTGATACTCCTTTCAAAGCTTTCTATTTCGCACTCCGGACAGACCATCCTGCCCTCCGGCACGGCCCGCCCGCAGCATACGCAAGTATCCATCATTTTTGCCTCAATTTGCAGTCAGTGTAACGGTAAGGTTCGCGCCTGTACCCTTTACGGCAAATGCAATACCATACTGCATCTCCGGCACTTTCCCGGCCTCCCAAGAAAGCGTAAATCCCTTTGCGTCGGAATCCACCGCCATCTTGGAATTGAGGCTGAAATTGTCCGCATTGTGAATGTACACGCCGGCTGAGAACACGCCAGCCGCTGTATACCAGCACATTGCGCTGTCACTGTAAGGGCTTGCCGTCGAGCCGCCCGTTACCTGATCTGCGCCGCTCAGCCGGATTGTCAGACCATTCGGGTAAAGTTTATTGCTGATCGGTATCTTGCGGGTGTGACCAATGGTTACATATCCTGGTGCCGATTTCTCCGCTCCGGAGCCGGTTGACAGGCGCGTATTATCTGCGTAGCCATAGGTCGCCAGCACGTCCACCGTCTGTGCTTTTACCGTCAAATGGTACGTCGCAGTGAACCCGCCGTCCTCTGTAGTCGCGGTAATATCCGCTGTTCCTGTGGAGAGTGCTGTCACGACGCCATTCATGACGCTTGCCACTTTCGGTGCAGAACTTGTCCAAGTTACCGTCTTGTTGCTTGCGTTGGCCGGTGCCACCGTGGCAGTGAGCGTCACAGTGCCGCCCTTTGTCAGCTCTCCGGAGGTCGCATTGAGCGTCACACCCGTTACTGCTACCGACGCAACGCCGGTGAATACCTCACGGTCGTACCCCGCGCCGAAACAGTAGCTGTAGATTTTCTGTGAGGCTGGATTGAGCACGTTTACTACGAATGCCGTATCGTCTGCCGTTCCCGCCGTTTTGTTGTACGTCGTTTCTTCTCCGAATTCGATCCCGTAATACTCGCCCTTGCCGTTTTGGCCGTATTCGTTGTTCCGGCTGAAACACATATTGGGGATCGCCGCGCGCCATGCGTTAAATTCTGTCGGTGTGTTTCCGGAAATGCTGTTCAGCTTCGCGGCCTTAAAGCAATGTACATGTCCGTGGAATGCGCAAAGAAACTGCGCACTGTGGGAGTTCGCGAAATTCACATTCTCTCCGCCAACTACAATACTTCCTCCCTCGACATACGCCTTGACGATGTTGGCGCATACGCTCACGACGCTCCAATCCAACGGATGGTGCGAAAGCGTCAGCACCCGCCACCCGGATTTTGCTCCGACCGCTTTCAGCGTTTTCGCGAACCATGCTGCCTGCGCATCCGATACATAGCCCGTAGATGCTTTGTCCGCCGTCAGGCTTTCCGAGGTGTTCAGGCAGATCACGCGCAACTTTTTGCTCTCGAAGTCTCTGTAGCAGTATCCTGCGACAGTCGAGCCATAAGTGGCTCCCTCGCAATATTTCCCGATAAGCTGGAAAAGCTCCGAATCAGGTATCGTCGTCCCGTTCTGCGTGACGGCATACGCTCCTGCGTCGTGATTACCCACCGTCCGAAACTGCGGTATCCCTTGAAACGCTTCGTCAATGTCCGCGTTGATCTCCGCAATATGTTGCTTTGTCTCCGCGATCGTCGTTGTGCTGGCTCCCCAAGTGTAGTCGCCGAGATAGCAGCAGAAATCGATTCCCGGCAGCATGTAGGCCAGCGCCTTCATCGCCTGCGCCGCGTTCAGGTTTCCGGCCATGATATCCGCGCTGCTGTCCTGCTGATGCGCGTCCGATGCTGCAATAAACACAATGCTATCCGATGTCCGGACTGCGTTCACCTTCTCTGCCACGGCCAACGCCTCGACCTTGACGTAATCTGGAATATCCGCGTGCTGAATCTTTTCGCTTCCGGATATCGCATCCACCGCGTTTCCGAATCCTTTATCTGCATCCCAGACGATTTTAGCTGTGTCTCCCGTTTTCGCGCGGATACGGTCTGCGGTATGAGTCAGCCCAGCGCCAGTCACAATATATTCACTCAAAACGACGCACCTCCCGCACTGAGCAGTTCGGCAGCCGCCCATGCCCCACCCACAACGCGAAGGATTTTTCCGTTATCAGCAGTGGTAACAGCCGGAATATTGGGGACATCCTCGCTTCTTGCCAGCGTTCCAAGCCATGCCATCCATGCCATGCCGGTATATGTAACAGTTGGATACTGAGGCTTTGCTGTTGGATCTAGCGAACCTAGTGCGCCAAAGCCGAGAACGATTGTATCCGAGATAGACGCTGCTGCTACAAGTGGCAATTCAAGGGGTGCATTTATACCAGAGAAATTTACGATTGCATACACGGCATAGCCCGCCACATAAGCCGCATACACTTCTGCTGCCGTTTTGTCAGCAGTTGCGGCATATCCACTGCCTGTAGGCGTCACTGTAACATAAAACGTGCTCTTCACTTTGCCAGTCGCGCCATTCACGCTTTTGACCGGCACATCATCCGCGCCGATGGGCGTAAACCCGAGCGCGCCGACAACCGCATCCTTCGTGACATTCGCATTGTCCCCGGCCGGGCCCTGCGGGCCGGTTGCGCCTGTTGGGCCTTGCGGGCCGGTTTCACCCTGCGGGCCAGTTGGGCCGGTGTCGCCCTGCGGGCCGGTTGCACCCCTCGACGGCTTCCCGGTATCCTCGTCGCCGAGATACCAGTTCCCGTTTGCTCCGATCGTCGGCGTAATGCCGTCCTTGCCGTCCTGCCCGGTACCGCCCGACCCGCCCGCCGGAATCTTGTATACGTCCTCCAGCCCCGGGAATTTGATCGTTTGCAGGTCTTTCACCAACTGCCACCTCCCAAAATCAGAATCTCATACGGCACGCTTGCGAACGTCGCTGTGATCGTATTGGGCAGCGCAAACACTGCGCGTCCGCTGCTGTTGTATGCCACACCGCCGTATGCGTACTTCTCCGCCTTTGCTCCGTTCGCGGTCATGGACATATACGCACTGAAATCTTCGCTGCAGAATGAACACACGACATTGTTTCCCGTGATCGTGCTTTTCGTGTAGACCAGCGCAATGGAAGGGGGACTTGCTTGGACCAGCTGCGTCTCCGCCTCGCTCAGCACCAGTGTTTTCTTGTCGCTGGATACCTCTGCCGCCGTCATGGTCCTTTTGACGAGCACGGGGTACTGGACGCCCTTCACAAGCACCGACCCCAGCGCGTCATACGCCGCATCCTTCGTCACGGAGATATCCGAAGCGCCCGGTGTGACCGTCTTGCTCTGCAGTTTCATTGCCTGAATGGTCTGTGCGCCCGCGAGATACTTCCCGGCAGGGATGATCTGCGGCTGTGTGGACGGCGCATAGGCCGTTGCCGCGAGGCTTTCGATCTCACCCGTGACCTTTCCGCCGTTGACATACGCCGTGTACGGTTTGAGGATCTGCGCGGCGGTCGCCGTCGCATCGGAAATGTCCGGCTGCGGATCATAATGCCCGGCCTCCTCGGTCAGCTGCTCGATGGTTTTCTTTCCGGTAAACCCGAAGATCGTCCGTAGCGCCGACGCCAGCGCGTCGAGCTTGCTCTTTGTGACTACTACCTTATCGTTCTCAGCCATATGTCGCCCCGTCTCCGTCCGGCAGCGCGGTCAATACCGCCTGCACAAGCTCCGCCTTGTCGGCGGCCGTGAAATAATCCGTCCCCTTCACGGGCGTCTTGCCGTCCGCACCCTTCGCTCCCGGTGTCCCCGGCGCGCCCGTAGCGCCCGCAGGCCCTTTGATGTTGACCGGTGTCGGATTCTCCAGGCCTCCGTCGTTCGTCCAGCTGATAACGCCCTCCGCGCTGACGGACGGCGTGAACGTGTATCCGTTCTGCCCGCTCATTCCGTCTCCTTCGGTCGTCAGTGCCCGGATGGTGATGTTCCCGTTGCCGTCGTCCTCAACCACGGTCTGGAAGCTGTCTCCCTTCGGACCCGGCCTGCCCTGCGGGCCGGTCGCGCCGTCCTTTCCGTCTGCGCCTGCGGGTCCTGGCGGCCCCTGCTTGCCCGTTGGACCTGCCGGTCCCCGGATGTCTCCGAGATCAACGGTGCTTCCGTCCGTCAGCGTAAAGATCAGATGCCCTTCGTCCGATACCGCCACAGCCTTGATACCTCTGGAAATGAGGCCGTGGATCGTCACCATCACGCTTTCCGGAATTTCGATTTTCATACCCTCGCCTCCTTATTCCACACGCGCAATGTTCCCGCTCGCAAGCGTGGTCCGGTTGCCGTGCGTGTATAAAATGTCGTACCGGTAGATTCCGCGCGGGAACTTGGCCGTCACCTCGTCCGTGAACGCCAGCGTGACCGTGTTCTCGTCCGCGCCGGTGAAGGAGAATTCCTGCACGGCCTTCTTTGTCCAGTCGTAGAATGTGACCTTGATCTTGTCCGTCTGCCCGATGGTCACGTCCGCGCCGTCCTGGTCCTCCAGCTCCAGCCGGAGCCGGATGGAGAACGTGTCTCCCTCATACCAGCAAATGCACCCGTTCGCAATGCGTGGGCTGACCCGCGCGCCGGGGATCGTGTTTGCCGCACTCATTTCTTGTCTCCTTTCCTTTTGTTGGCCTCGCGCCGCCACTTGATGATGTTGTCCCGCGCCTTATCCGCATCGCCTCCGATAGCCTTGTACGCGCTGATGTAGGCATTCTTGAGCCGTGTCGCCTCGTCGCCGGTCGCCGCCAGCCACGCTTCCTTGAAGTGTTTTGTGAGCTGAGAGGACAGGTCGCCCTTGTCCACACCGTGCTTCATATACTCCTTGGCAACCTTCCGCGTATCGGCCAGCACGCCCTTGTCCACTGCGTCGAGGAACTGTCCGTACTTCTTCCAGCCCTCGCCGCCCTTCCACTCTTCGAGCGTCCAGTAAACGTCGTGTTCATCCTCCGCCCCGCAGTACTTTTGCAGATAGTCGGATACCTCTCTCTCTGGCATGGAGCCGCCCAAATAGTCCTCCTTGAGCTGGCTTTTCAGCGCGCTCTTCACGGCCTTTTCCGCATCCTCCTGCGTCTTTCCGTCCGCCACCTTCGCGCTGACGGCGTTCTGGTAAAAAGCATCCCATGTATCGCCGCCCGCTTTCAGCGCCTCCCTGTACCCGCTCCAAGGTTCAAAGCCCGTTGCTGAGTAGTTTGCCGCCAGCAATGCCGACTTCTGACTCCCGGTCAACTCCATGCCGTCGAGGATACCCATCGCTTCGTCGCGCTTACTTCCGGAAATCGTCTTTCCGTCCGCGTCCTTCTCGCCCTCCACGTTCGCAGCCATCACTGAGTAGGCAATGCTTGCCGATTCCGGAACGCCGTTGTCGGCGAGTTTCTTAAACTTCTCAACATATGCGTCCGCTTCATAATCGTCGAACAGCACGCCCTTTGCCTGTTCCTCCGCATAGTCGTAGAGTTTCGCAAGCATTTTCGCCTGCTGATCGTCGCCCGCGCTCTGGAATTCATCAGACTGCACAAGTTCATTGAGGCTGTTTCTGACTGCCTCGCTCCACACCATGTCATATGTCTGCTTCTGATATGCCTTAAGCTCACGCTTTTCGTCGTGGATATTGAGGGAGGACGGCGTGTCCGCCGGGGCCGCGTTCGTGTATCCTGCCTCGTACAGTCTTGCCACTGCCTGCACGGCTTCGCTGCTCACATCTACATCCCGCACCTGAAACACGTGCTGCACACGCATCCGCAGCGCGTCTCCCGTCAGCCCTTTCAGCAGATTCCTGTTCGCCGTCTGCATTGCATCGTCATACGCCGTTCCAAGCGCAGGGGATACCGTCTTGACCGTCCCGAGAATATACGTCTCCAGATTGTTTGCCGGAAGCGAAAACCCATATGTGGCGATCTCCTTTGCCAGATTCCGGATGTCTCCGAGCATATCGTTCCCGTACCGTTTCAGGTAAAGTGTCAAATCTCCCTTGTTCTTAATCAGGTCTGCTCCGTCCGTCACGAACTTGTTGATGTTTTTCCCGTGCGTGTCTATCAGCTCCAGCACTTTGTTGAGCTGCTCCACGCTCTGCGAGTTGAAAATGTCATAGAATCGCTCTCCCGACAATGTGCCGCCGATCAGTTCCACGACCTCTTCTCCGCCAATCGACGCGGCTCCCGCGATGCTGGAAAGCAGATCCTCTCCCATGCCTTTCAGTACGCTCAGCGCCGTCAGGTTCCCGTCGTCGTCTCTGTATTTCTTGTCTCTGTGCTTCAATAGCGCCATGAGGAACGTTACCGCCGTAGACCATATATAGCCGCCCGCTGCGGAAACGAACGCCTGCCCGACGCGGCGGTTTGCGCGGCGCTGCACTTCGATGGATGCTCCGCTGCGCTTGTAGTACTGCGCCTCTCCGATCGCCTGACGTACCGTGTTGTATACCTGCGCCGAGTCCGAACGGAACATGGTGAGCGCTTTCGCCAGCGCGTTCTTGCTCTTGCGCAGCCTGCCTTGGTGCATTTCATCGGATGTAGACTGGCTTCGCGCCACAGCGTCGTTGAAGCGCTCTGCGACCTTCTGATAAAACGGGCTTTGTCCTGCGTCGATCTGTTCCTGCGTCCCGATTTCCAGTTCCGGGTTTTCTCTTCGCACGGCGTTTTCTGCCCACGGCCACAGCGTACTTGCGGCCCATCCGTCCATAGCTGTGATCGCGCCGCCTCCGAACGTAAAGTTCAGGACTTTGTTGTTCTGAATCTTTGTCGGATGATCCTTGAGCTGCTTTGTCTCCGGCGTCGCGTAGCCCATGAGCCGGTAATCGAGCATCTTGGTATACTTGGAGATCAGCGTTCTGTCGATCTGTGCGATTTGCTTCGGGCTTGGCGTGTTCTCCGCGCCGAGATAAGCCGCTGCCAGGGGAATGGATCCTGCCTGCTTGAGCACGATAGACGGATTGAATCCAAACGTCGCCGCAATGTAGTTGCTGAATACCTTGTCTGCGGCAGTCGTTACAAAGTCCTGTTCGCTGCTTCCGCCCGCCTCCAGCTTTGTAAGCTGATCCATGATGTATTTTTCTGTTACCTCGCCCCATTTCCCGTCGATCACGGTTTTCATGGAGGTCGTGCTTCCGCGCCAGTTGAGCAGTGTTTTCCAGTTCCGCGCCGGGATCGCCATTCCTACGAAGCGTGACGTCTGGCTGACGTTTCGCTCGAAAGCGTCGTAAGCGCCGATGTTGTAGGTTGGATTTTTGGACACCTGGCGCGTCTTGAGGTTCCCGACGCCCTCTGCCGTCGCGTCATAGATGCCCGGTTCACTCTTCGTGAAACTGCTGTTCGTGAAGATCGGCGCATAGTTTTTCCCCATGGCCTTGTCGTATCCATACAGAATGTTGGATACACGGTTGATCTCGCTCTTTGCGTATCCGTTGTAATACCTGTCCAGCACGTCTGCCAGCGCCTTTTCCTCAACGGTCAGGTCGGAAACGATCGCCTTTACCGTCTCCGGCGCAAGCTTGATCGTAGTCCCTTGCGCGAACGCCTCCTGCCGCTTTCCCTTGCTGTAAAGCTCCCGGTTTGCGAATGTGCGGCCGCCCGCCATGTGGCGGAGATTATCGTAGTTCCTGCTTTCCAGATACATATGTACCTTCTGTGCCGGCGTCATATAGACCGTTACGGTTTTCCCGAAGATCGGCTTGTCGCCCATCCCCAGCTCCAGCAGCTCCGGCACCTTGATCTCGTACCAGATCGCATCCTTGCCCTGTCCGTCCGACCGCATGACCCATTCCCGGTTTTTCTGCATGAAGTCCTGCAGGATCTGTGCCGCCGCGACCTTATACGACTGTGCGTCGCGTTCGCCCTTCTCCAGCTGCTTCGCCATGCCGTACCATGTGCTGTTGGGATTCCATCCCGCCATGCGTTCCAGCACGTTCATGGTGCTCAGCTGCTCCATGTTCATGAACCGGTCGGACAGTTTTCCCGTGTATCCGCCCGCTGCACTGTTGATCTCCCGCACCGAATCTGCATAAACGTCCTCGAATATGCGCTCTTCCGCGTCCCCAAGCACCCGGTTCCGGTTCGCAAACTCTGTCCGCAGCTCTACCGCCGCCTGATACAGCTTTCCCAGCGCGTCCAGATCCATGTCCCCGATCTTTCTCGCGTCCAGTCTCGTTACGATGCGCTCAAGCTCCTTTGACGGTAGGAAGTTCGGGTCGTTTGCTTTCGCATCCTGGTACATCTGCGCCAAATCCCGCCACGTCGCGTTGTACTTTCCGGACCACTGCATTTCGTTTGCAGTGCCGACGGCGTAAAGATCAATATCACTCAGCACCTCGTCGAACTGCTCACGCAGCTCCTCCGGCGCACGGAAGCGATTCTTGTTGAGCCATTGCAGTGTCTTGAGCGTCTTCTTCTGAAGCTCCTGAAGCTCCCTTCGCGCTTTCTGCCGCGCGGCCATATCCTTTCGGTCTTGCCGTTCCAGCGCCCTGCGGTTTGCCTCTCTGGCCTTCTCGCGCTGTATCCTCTCGTCGATCCGCGCCTCCATCGCGTCAATAAGCTTTTCCTTGCTCTTGGCGAGTGCGGCATCCTTCTTCTGCAGCCGTTCATCCGTGCGGGCCTCCATCGCTTCAATGAGCTTCTGCCTGCTTCTGGCCGTCGCTGCGTCCTTCTTCTGTAGCCGTTCATCCGTGCGGGCATCCATTGCCACGATCACGCCCGCATTGTTCTGCAATCTCTGCGCATTGCGTTGTGCCGATCTGTCCCGTTCTGCCTCAATGGCCGCCGTCTTGTCGCCCCGAAGCTTCACCTCAAGCTTTGCCTTTTCGGCGAAAGTCCGCATCGCCCAGTCCAGCTGCCGCTCCATGTTTTCAAGGATCGTATCGTCCGATACAAAATCCTTTCCGGCCAGTGCCTGCGCGTACTCAGACAGGCTCAGATTCTGATCCTGCGCTTCCTCCGCTGCCTGCACGATCTGCTCCAGCTTTTGCCTCTGGCTCCCGCCGGTCTCGCTGAACGTGTCTGGTGCCGCCTCAGACAGTGCCTGTGTCCACGCTTCGGCGCTCCGGTCTGCGGTGCTGTCCGTGAGATAGATCCCGGCCTCGAACGCTCGTTTGCGGAAGTCGTTCCATTCGCTTCCGAATTCCCGCCGCGCGCGTTCGCTGACATAGAGCCGTCCGTCTCCCACGATATCCGGCACAGCGTCCGGCTGCTGCCTCAGGCTCTCCATCATCGCACCGGAGGAATAAAGCCGTGCAAGAAACACATCGCGGTCTGTCTGCGTCAGCTCTCCGTTTGTGTAAATGCGGTCTGCAAAATAATCGATCACGCGTCCAACATCCGTCCGCTGTGTTTTCGATACGGAGAACATTTTGAACAGCGTGCTTTTCAGCTCCCGCTGTGCAATGGTCGGTAGATTGACCCGTTCCGACCGTCTCTTGTCCTCCTGACCGTCAGCCGCCTCTGTAACCGAAAATTTTTCTTGACTTTTCTGCTCTGTTCTGCGTATACTGGGTTCAGAGACGGATGCAGTGTTTCTGTTGGTTCCCGGTGACGGGTTCTCAGCTTTCGCTGCATCGGTCTCTTTTTCTGTGAAAGAGGTTGGCTGCAGATTTAGAATGTCGTACAGCAACATGCTTCCGCTTTCCCGTGTGCCTACTACCACTTCCGCCGTGTAGCCGTTTCCACCCACGCGCAGCAGCACATTGCCTCTCGCAAAGTCTGCGATTTTGTCCTTGCGTGGATGGTTCAGCCCTTCGTTCACCCAGTCCGTTGTTGCGCGCAGGATTTCGTCTGCATTGTCCGTGGCGCGCAGTTTGTCCGCCCGCAGCTGCGGGTCGTTGTTGTAGAGCCACTGCATATACCGCGAGAATGTCATCTCCTGACGGCTCTGATAGTCAATATTGATCTCGTTGTTCCCCACAGTGATGCCGTTGGGGAACTTTTTCTTCAGGTTCTCCTTGACGGTCTTCACCCAGTCCGCTTCCGGCACGCCCGCGAGGATGTCCTGTTCCACCTCCACGAACGGCTTGTTGTCCGTGGCCTTTCCGATGCTATACTTCTCCGGCGGGACACGAGGCCCGCCGGTTTTTTCCGCCGTCTGAGCTGTCGTTCGCAGCTCTGCCGCCTCCCGGACGGTCTGCTGATACTGCTCCGCGTGGGTGCCGAATGCGTTGATTCCCGCATAAGCGTCCGCATAGATCTCTTCCTTGATGGCATTCAGCGCTTCGTCGAATTCCGCGTCCGTCCCCTCTGCCGGCACATCGTTGACTCCTCGCCGGGAACGAATGTATGTCTCGACGATTTGGTCAAATTCTTCCTCGCTGAACGTATCCCGAATGTTCTGTTCGATCTGCGCATTCAGGCCCGGCGTATTGTCTGCGATCCAGTGGTATGTCTCATGAGCTGCCAGTTGGTCAATAGTCGCCCGAAGGTTGTCCGCCTGAACGATGATCCTGTCTCCTGTGAACACCGCCGCTGCGCGCGCTGTGCCGCCGTTTGACTTTCTGACCTGCAGAGGCCCGAGTACATATGTTGTCTCAATCCCTGTCCGTTGCTTGACTCTCGCTGCGGTCTCTTTCATGCCTGCATCCCAATTTTCCCGCATAAAAACCGTGTTGCCGCGATATCCCGTCCCACGGCTCACCCCAAGCTCGACGGTGCTTACTTTCGGGAGCCGAAGATCTCTTGCACGATTCTGTCTTTCAACTGCTGTTCTGCTTTGCTGAGCGGCAGCGTTTGTTTTTTCTGTCCTGCCTGCCACTGTTCCAAACGGCTTTCCGGCACGTTGACCAGACTCCCGTCGCGATCCTCCATCAGGTACGACGTTTTCTTGCTGTTCTTCAAGTCTTACCTCTCCTTTCTTGTTTGCCTCCTGCACTGGCGCTTCTTCCTGTGTCGCGGTCTGTTCGGCCTGTTTTGTCCCCGGAAGCGTCGGCTCCTGCCGCCTTTCCGCTTCCTGAACGGCCTGCACGCTTGCTTGCTGTGGGGCTTCTCTTGCCTCCTGCCGCGCATCCCGTTCGTCTGCATACTGGTTGTACGTCTGAAAATCCGCCTCGGCCTGCGCGGCCTTGGCCTCGTTTTCCTCCGCGTCCACCGCTTCGCGTACCTGCTCCACGTCCACGGTCTCTCCGGCCTGATCCATCGCGTCGAGCACCGCGCCGATGTCCGCAGCGTCAGGTGTCACGCCGTAGGCGATTTTGTCCCGGATCACCTGCGCCGCCTCCTGCACGTCCGCGCTGTCCACGCTCTGTGCAATGTCTGCCAGCTCCGAGCCTGCCGTTCTCAAGACGCGCTCATATCGCGCCTGCTGTAGCTGCTTCGGCGCGTCGGCCACATTGCCGATCGCCGAAAGGAACACGCCTCCGAGGAATGCGTTCCCGATGGACGCCGCGTCGGCAAACTCCGTGTTATCTCCGTTGTAGATGGCCCACTCTGCCACCGGGTCGAGAACTTCGGTAACGACCTCCTCCAGACCTTCCGACGCAATGTCAAACGCCTTGCTGTTGAGGATCTTCATGATCGTCTTGTTGTCCGTCAGCTTTCCGACCGCCTTGTTGACCAGTCCCGCATCCGTGTCATAGATCGGGTTGCCGCCAAACAGCTTTTCGGAGAACACCTCCAAGCCGCCCGCGACCACGCCGTAGGCCAGCGCCTGCGCGTCGCTCGCGCCCTTGTCCTTCGCCTCCAGTGCCGAGTTGCCGCCGGACGTCAGTCCGAGCGTCACGAGATTGTTGACGCCCGCAATGCCGCTCAGCCCTGCGCCGAACAGCATATTTCCTGCCGACGGCATCTGCTGCTGAATCCAGAGCGCAACGCCCTTGTATTTCCCCTCGATCTCATCGCCGATTCTGTTCAGTTCGTCTCTGTAGTACCGTGCCGTCTCTTCTCCGGCGGTCATGCTCTCGCCCGTGTAGTAGCTGCTGAAATCGTCTGCAAGGGACAGCATTTTGTCCTTGATGCTTCCATCCGGCACAGCCTTTGCGAGGTCCCGCAGCGTCCACGCCGCCGCGCCGTTCGCTCCCTGCTCCAGATAGCCCAGGACCATACCCAAGCCGCCCAGCGCCATATCCGCGCCGCCGGAGATGAACTGCGTTGCCAGGTCGCCCGCATACTCCCCGACGCGCCCGGAAACGGACTTGTCCAGAACGGCCTTCTTGTATCGCGTATAGGCCAGCTCCTTCTGCATCTCGTCCAGCGTCATGGGCGTCTCGCGCCCGGCGTTTACCTTGTCATAGGCATCCTTGAATTCCGGCATCCCGCCGCCCTCGGCATTCTGTGCCCGCGCATAATCGCTTGCTGCCTCCAGCGCGTCGATCCGCTTCCCGTATTCTTCCGAAGTGCGCCTGCGGCCTCGCTCCTGATCCAGCGCTGCGGCCCCCTGTGCTGCCTGCTGCTTTCGCTGCCATTCCGCAGCCCGTCTTTCCAGCTCTCCGTCGAACTGATTCAGACCGATCAGACGGCTATAGTCCTGCCCGGCATTCGTCGCCGCCTGCTGGGCCGCCGTTCCGGTCTGCACCTTGCGCTGAAACTGTAGATACTTCTGAATATCCTGTGCCGCCTGTACGCGCGGCTGCATATCCCCGTCGAGCTGATTCAGGCCGAGCATGCGGCTGTAGTCCCGCTTCTGGCTTCCGCCCGCCTGCTGGGCAGCCGTGCCTACGGATACCCTGCGTGGGAATTCCGTCTGCTTCTGGTACTCCGCGACATACTGCTTGTACTGCTGATACGCTGCCTCATAGCTCTGCGGCGTCGCCTTCCTGGTGTTTGTCCGGTAATCCGGATTATACGGGCCGTTCGTGACGTTCTGCCCGCCGCCGCTTGCCTCATACTCCCGCAGAGCATCAAGCCCGCTGCGCCACGTTCCGCCGGAGCTGCCTGCGTTTCCTGTCTGCTGGTTTCCGCTCTGCGTCTGCCGTCCGCTCCGCGCCTCATACTCCCGCAGAGCATCAAGCCCTGTGCGTTTCTTCGCCATATTGTACTCCTTATTCCTTCGGGATTCCGTAGCCCGCCTTGTTCAGGATGCTGACCAGCTCGTTATACTGCTTCTTTCCGGTCGAATTGCTCAGATTGAGTTGCCCCGCCATACTCAAAAACAGGTCGTATGCCTTTTCCGGCTGTCCCGCCATGATCCACTCGGTCATGCCGCGCTTGAGCTGGTTGTACGTCTGTGCCATTGCACCGCCCGCTCCGCCTCTGTTGTAGGTGTTGTCGATATACCCCTTGCCGCTTTCGGTCCCGGAGCTGCCCGCTCTTCCGCCTCCGCTGCCGCCGCTGCCGCCTGCGGCCTTCTGCTGCGACTGCCAGTATGCCTGCTCCTGCGCGGCCTTCTGCTGCCAGTAGCTGAGCTGATCCGACCACTGTGTGTAATCTTTGTTCCACTCGGAGTCGTAGGCGCTTCGCGCGTCGGCAAGGTCGTTGTAGTAGTCCGATACCGTGTCCCGGTACTTGCTGTAGTCCATGCTCTCCCGGTCGCTCACGAGGCCGTACCGGTTGTAGAGATCCTGCCCCTCGTCCTGATACCGGCCATACGCCCGGTCGTAGAGTTCCGGCACAATGTCGTTCAGGCTCTGGAGGTATGCGTTGTAGGTCTGCTGTCCTACCTGCTCTGCGTAGGTCGAGCCGTAGCCGCCCGTGAGGCTGGCTGCCTGGCCCATCGTGTCCTGCATGGCCGTCCTGCCAAGCCTCTGGTACTGCTCCTTGTACTGCTGATACAGCGCGTCCTGATTGAGATCGTATTGAAACGGCTTGCGGTTGGTGATCTGGTCGTACAGACTGTCCAGCTCCGCATCCCACCGCGACTGATACGCGCCCGGCCTCCGGCTCTGCACCTGCCGGAGGTACGCCTTCGCCTGCGATACCGCGCCGGAAGGGGAGTAGCCCCTTTCAAGATTCCCGAGCCTGCCCGCCGTGTAGTCGGAATAGCCCGGCAGCGTGTTCCGCGTGGAATAGCTGCCCTTGTAGTTCTGCGTGGTCTGGCCCTTGTTTACGAGCGTGGACTTGTACTGCCCGTCCGCGCCCACGCTGTCGATGCGGTAAGTACCGCCCGCAGTGACCACCTCGTCGCCGACGCCAAGCCCAGACGGCGCACGTCCGTCATCATTTACTCTGTACAGTGCCATCTTCCGCGTCCTCCTTCTCCGGCGGCCTTGCTGCCTCTGCCGCCTCCTGCATCTCCACGAGCCTTTGCAGCTCTGCCCGGTAGCTGTCAAGCACCAGCGCCGCCACGACCGGCGGCAGCCTCGACCCGTTCAGCGCCTCTGCGATCTTCCTTCTCAGCTCGTTTACTTCTCTTACCATCATGTTCCCTCCTCGGTACCCTCCGTGACGTTTCCGGATGTGTTGATGCTGGCCCCGTTAAAGGTGAGGCTCGTTCCCTTGATGCTCACAGCTCCGCTGGACGCTATCTGGATATACGCGCTGTTGTCGCTCAGTGCCAGATACACCGAGCCGCTGTCTGCCATGATTCGCACGGCTCCATAGGAAAACAGCTCCACCGCCGAGGACGCCGTGCTGGCGCCCGTGATGCTCAGCCATCCCCGGTTGCCAATGTTGAGGTTGAGCGAGTCCAGCCCGCCGTTTGTGTTTGTGCTGACCGTTGCGGCCAGCGCCGTCAGCTCCTGCACGTCCGCGATCAGCGACGAAAGCTGCATCTGAATGCTGGTGTAGCTGCCGCTCTGGTTGAGCAGCAGATCGCTTGCCTTGATGGATCCGGTGATATCCGCGCCCGTCGCGGTCAGCTTGCCGGTCGAATCCACCTTGAATGCGCTCCCGATGGAAAGCCCGTCCGTTCCGAAGTAAAGTCCGGCCCCTCCCCATGTGTTGTCGGTGCGGTAGATGCTGCTCTCGGAGATGCTCCACGGGCCGAAGCTCGACCCCGCCGCCGCTGTGACCGTTCCGGTCAGCTTCGCGTCGAATGCCTCCAGCGTTCCGGAAGGGAAGTGGAGCTTTTTCTGTGCCAGATAGGCGACCTCACTGCCGCCCTGCCAGAAGCTGACCCTGCCGGACGTGACGGTCAGCAGCTCGTTCTGCGTCTTGTCGATCACTTCCTTGTCGTTGGACACGGTCGTCTCGATGTTGCCGACGCCCACGCCATAGACCGGCGTCACGCCGTTGTAATACAGCAGGCCCGTCTTGACGTACTGCTTCGAGTTCACGGTAAACGCGTTGTTGACGCCCGCCGAGAACTCATACAGCTGCCGGATGCCGAATTCGTTCCCGTCAATGGTCATGCTGGCCTCCTGCCAGTATTTCCCGAAGTCCGACACGGCCACATAATTTCCGCTGAGCTTCAGCTTGAATGCCTCGGAGTTCTCCGCCGCGAAATCCGCCGTCTTGATGATGAGCGTCTTGAGCGCGGCAAAGCCGCTCAGCTCCGTCAGCCGCTCCTCCTTCGACAGTGCGCTTGCATCGATGGCCTGCGAGATCTGCGTGAGCACCGCGCCCGCCGACCAGTCCGCGTCGTTCAGCTCATCCGTCAGCTGTACCAGATACCGCCGCAGCCCGTCCAACTGCTGCGCGGCGTCCCCGCCGGTCATGGGCGGGTACTGTAAAGTCAGGCTCCCCATATGCGCCTCACAGATGGATGAACGTTGCCGTCATTTTCGGCATGTTCGTCCGGTTGTAAAAATCCTGATACGCCGTGTAGTAGGCGTTGTACTTGGCCATTGCGTTGTTGTACCGCACCATTTCTCCATTCGCGTCGGAGATCTTCATTTCCAGATACCAGCGGTATATCTCGTCATACGGCCACGGAATGCGCAGCTTCGTGTCGAGATCGACCGTTTCCGGATACCCTTCGAACGTCTGTTCGCTTGGCTTCTCCTGCGGCACACAGCCGCACCATTCGCGGTCGAGTGGATCGCGCGTCCGCACCCACGGCTCGCAGACTGGATTCCCGCTCCCGTGTGTTTTTTCTATTTCCAGATAGACCACGCCGTCCAGCTCACTGAGCCAGCGCACCTTATCGATGTTCTCATATTGATTTGGCGTGAGCCGGTCAACGGCTTCGATCGCCTCTCGGATGGTCATGCTCACTGCCTCCTTTTCACATTCCAAATTCGATAAAAGGGCCGCTTGCGCGGCCCTCTTTATCACTGCTGCTGCATTTCGTGGACGCGCTCAAAAAGCTCCGTCTCCTGCATCTGCGCGTGCTCCAGCACCTCGGCCACCGCCAGCGGCACCTCCACGGGCTTGCCGCGCGGCACCTGATATGCCTTGCCGTTGATGCATACAAACTCGAACTGCTGCTCTGTCTCCGATGCTCTGGGCAGGAACACAGTCTTTGTCTCTGCCTTCGCCTCGATATCCTTTGCCTTGGATTCCTTTACTTCTGCCATGGTTTCCCTCCTTAGTTGGCCTCGTCCGTGCCTGAATACTCCGACAGGCTCTCTACGCGGACCATGCGATCCTGATAGAGGATCTTCGTCGCGGTGGAGAACTTATAGCCGAGCGTGCTGAACTGGTTCAGCGGGCCGCCCGCCTGCTCCTTGCTCTTTACGATCATTTCCAGACCGCCGCCCTCCGGATCGATCATACCGAAGGCGTCCTTGCCGAGGAAGAGCGTGGAATACACGCTGTAGTAGGTCGCCGCAGGCGTACCGCCCGAACCGGCTGCCGTCTTGACGGGGCAGGTGTTGTTGTTCCAGATCTTCGCCTCAGTCGTCTCGATGAAGCGAACGCCGTGCAGCTCGCCGATCTCGCCGTTAAACAGCGGGGTGACGTCTGCGTACTTGTGCGCCTCGATCCAGTCTTTGTTCTCGCGCAGATCATAGGTCACGGACGGGTGGATGATGGCGACGTACTTGCCGTTGATCGTCGGGGCCTTGAGCTTCTTCAGCGTCGTCACGGCCTTGTTGATCTCGGTCGGGGTAAGCTTGGACGTGGTGTCCATGCCTGCGCGGCTGTCCACGGCGGTGTGCGCGCCCGCAGCGCTTACCTTGTCGCAGTACTGCACGCTCGTGCCCGCTGCCAGCGTGTCGCGGACGAGCTTGTCCTGCGTGGTGCCCGCCGATGCGCCCAGCTCCTCGGTCGCGCCGAGGATCACGTCATCAATGGCGTGCAGCTCCAGCTGGTCGGACACGGTGACGTAGGTACCGTGCTGGACGATGGAGCCTGTCATGCTCGACTGGCCCAGCTTCTGGCCCGTTGGAATCACGCCCTCGGTCAGTGCCGGAGCGTCCGCAAGCGTGTTCCACTTGCGCCATTCGACCTTCTTGCCCCGGCCCTTCGGCAGCGGCTGCTTTCTGGCGAACTGCGCGTGAATGAGGTTCGGACGCGCGTTTTCCAGCAGCTCCGTGTCGTAGTATGTCTTCATCAGCGACGACAGGTCGTTTGGCGCTGCGAACGCCGTGGTCGAGCCGTCGTAAGCGTTTACATAGTTCTGCGTGGTGTTGACCAGCGTACCGGCGTCCGGCGCGTGGCAGACCTGCATGATCTCAAAAAGTTTCTTCAAAATTTAGCTCCCTTCCCGGGGCTTACACTCAAAAGGTGATCTTCTCGCCCCGATTGACTCGTGCGCGAATTTCGTCGCGCTGTTGTTTCGTGAGCTTTCGAGGGTCAAACTGTACGGGCATGCCGCTTCCGGCGTTGGCCGCGCCCTCCGGAGGACGCATCCCGTTTGCCTGGATACCGGCTACGATCTGCTGCTGTGTTGCCTGCGCGACGGCGCGCGTCCGCGCTGCCGCCAGCTCCGCCTTGTGTACGACCTCATAGGCCGTCAGCGCCGGGACGCCGTTGGAGACCAGCCGCCCGAAGTCCGGGTTTGCCAGCTCCTGCGACAGATCCGCCTGCGGGTACATCGCCTGCACCTCCGCAAACTGTCCGACGATGCGGTCAAATTCCGCCCGCCGCTGCATCTCTCCCTGTGCCGCTGCATTCTCGCGCTGGAGTGCGGCGTTCTGCCGCTCCAGCTGCTTCGTGTGCATCAGCGTTTCCAGCGGGATACCCTTCTCCATGGCCTCGGCCTCATAAAGCCGCTTGTCGTCGGTCAGCCTTCTGGTCAGCGCGTCGTAGTCGATCTTTTCCGGATCGGAGACGTCGATGCCGTACTGCTGGCCCAGCACATCGAGGATGGGGGAGAACTTGCTGATCGTCCGCTTTGTCCCTTTGAGCCGTTCCGAGACGGCGGCTTTTACGCTCCGCTCGTAGTCGGACTTGTACTTGCCCTTGATAAGACTCTCAAAGCTTTCTTCTTCCTTCTGCACCTGAGCGACGGGTGCTGTCTGCGCGGCTGCCGCAGGGCCGGGGGCTCCTTCTGGGCCGTTTGGACAACCGGTCGTGCCGACAAGGGCCGTGGCCGGACTGCTCGTGTTCGGCTGGGCGGGTGCCGTCATACTGCCCATGCCGCCTGCGTCGGCGGCGAAAAACTGGAATGTAATTTTGCGAAGCATAATGCTCCTTTCTGCCCGTCGGTGGGCGATCCCTTGAATTTATCTCGTCGCGCTGTGCGCGGTCGATACGTTTTCTGTCGGTCAGTCCGGCTGCGTGCTCTTCTGCGACTGCTCACGCGCATCCTTCACGGTCTTTGCCTCCGTGCCCGCTCCTTCGCCTGGCATTTCTGCCTTTGCGCTTCCGGCGGTCGGAGCCTGCGCCTGTGCATCCGCGCCAAGGATCTGCTGTGCCAGCCCGTCCGCCATGGCCGGGTCGAAGCGCTCCGCCAGTGCCAGCGCCATCTGCTGCCAGCTGGCCAGCTCCTGCTGGAGCGTCCCATTCTGCGCGATCTTCTGGCTGATCTCGTCCTTGCCGTCGAAATCCATCATGTCGAGCGTCGCCAGCGCCTGATCTGTCCTTGTCGGATCGAAGAACCCAAGCTGATAGAATTGCAGCGCCAGCTCGTTCTGGCTGAGCCTCGTATATTCGGAGGACTTCTGCGCGGATACCTCGATATCGAACACCGGCTTTCGCCAGGACACATCTCCGCCAAGGCCGAGCAGCTCCTGCTGCTTGAGGTTCTGGTTGGAGTAGGTGACGTATTCCTCCGTCCCGAGCTGTCCCCGGATGCGGAACTTTCTCGGCAGATCGTAAAACTGCCGGATGCGCTCGATCACCATGCGGATGAGCCGTGCGTATGCCCGGTATGCCGAGCGCGTCGCGTCCTTGGAGCTTCGCCCGGACGCCTCCTGCAATGCAGCAATGGCGCTTGCCGCCGTCACGCCGGATGACACCGAGCCGTTGTTTACGTCCGTGTTGCCGGTCGTCCACTTCAGCTCCTCGATCTTGTTCTGAATTACGTTTATGCAGTTGGCCGACAGGGGACTGACCGTGATCGGCAACACCGAGTCCTGTCCCAGATTGCCATTCGCGTGTACGAACGGCTTGCGCCAGTCGGCATATTCCTTTTCGTTGATGCTTCCGTCGCTGCGGAGGAACCAGCGCGGCGTGGACGCCATCACGGAGTTTTTCAGGATCGCCTGATTGAGCAGATCGATCTGCTCCTGTGCGCTCTTGCCGATGTCGATATAGCCGTATCCGGCAATTGAACCCTTCACCGGGAACAGCGCGTCGATCACGAACGGATAATCTCCGTCCTCGTAAAGCCCGCTCTGCATATTGGGGTCATTCTCGGTCGCGGAAAGGACCGTCTCTCCCACGAATTTGCAGAAGTGAAGCACGCTTTTTCCGTTTTCAATCTTCTTGTAGTACCAGTCCACCACGAGCGACTTGTTCGTCGTATCCACCTGATCGTCCGTCTTGTACTTGCTGACAAATGTGTTGTCGCTGCGAAGCGTGTCGCCGACCTGTGGATACCGCTGCTTGAGCACGTCGTTGTCCACCAGCTCCGCGTAGAACAGGTTTTTGCTTTTCTGGATGTCGGTCACGCCCGGTTCCCAGAAGAGGTTGAGCAGATCGATCTCCCGGATGGATACATCCCCGAGGCCGTTGAGCTTGGAGCTGTCCCAGAACACGCCCCAGGCCAGCGTTCCCTGCTTCATCTTCGTCCAGCACGAATCGGAGTAGGTCTCCTCGAAATCGTTCTGTTCGAGGATCACCGGCACGATGCTGGTCAGCATCGCCGCCTCGGAGCGGTCGTCCGGCTCTCTTGGCCGGATAGCAGGCTCCGGGAACGCCGCCACGGCGTCCGCGTGCTTGCCCATAATAACGTTGAAGAGCCAAGCAGATCGCCACTGCGGATCGTATGGATTCCCGCTCGGGCTCATTTCCTGCCAGTGTTGGAGCTTCCACCACTGCTCGCAGGCAATGAGCCGCTTTTCAAGCGCTGACTTTCCGGCCTTGTACTTGGTCAGCGTGTCCATGGCCGTCCGGATCTGCGCCACGCCGATGGGCTGCATCGCCTCACCCGCTCCAATGTCGCCCAGCACGTCCTGTATCGTCGTCATATTCGTGTTTCCGTCCATGTTTCCTCCTTCTCGCATCAGGCGTCGCTTCCGGCTTCCAGTACGCGCCCGATGCTGTAGAGCTTAAACGGCCCTTTTCCTGTGATCCGGAACCGCAGATGGTCACACCGCTGCGGGCGGATCGGCAGCAGGAACGTCCGCAGTCCGTGTCCGTCCATGTGTCCGGCGTGCCGGAACTCCCCGCAGGAGTCGTACTCGATCCAGAAGTCGCACGCGCTTCCGACGGGCAGCTGCATTCGCAGATTCAGCCGTGAGATATATTTCTTTCCGACCAGGCCGCATGTCATGATCCCGGTTGTTGCCGACCATGGGATCTCCGACTCGACGTTTCCGCCGCCGGAGCCGTAGGCCGTGACGAGCATCCCGTCCGCTCGGAGCATATAGAGCTCATCGTCGAGCGTTGCAAACTGCGTCGCGTGCATGCCGTCCTCCCTGTGCCACAGCCCCTTGAGCGTGTCATAGACGAACAGCTGCCAGGCATCGCCGCTGTCCTGCATCGAGATAAAATACTTTCCGCGCACGCCTCCGGCAGCCGCCTTTCGGTAAAGCTCCGTCCCGAAGGCGTCCGAGATCAGATAGGGGAGAGAGCCGTCATAGACGCACACGCCGTCCCGTGCCTTGTAATAGAGCTTATCGGCAATGACGGTCAGGCTCTGCTCGCTTCCGCGCTGCACGCCTCTGGCCTTGATCTCCTTGACCTGATGCGCGCCCTGCGCGCTCGGATAAATGCGGTGAAAGCAGTCCTCTTTGAAGAAAATCGGGCTGTCTGCCAGCGTCGCGGCTCCTGTGAAGCGTCCGTCCGTACCGCAGCTTGCGCGCCATGAATCCGTCGAAATGCCCTGATAGCACTCCCAGTTCTTGAAATCGCCCAGCTTGCAGCAGTACAGCTCGTTGACGGTTTTTCCTTCGGACACGCCGTACCGGCATCCCCATAGCCGGTTTCCGCTCTCGGTGATGTAGTCCATCTTCGGCACGCGCCGGGCGGCCTTGACCTCACCTGTGCTCTGGCTCGCGTCCGCGTCCACGATCCCGACGATCACAAGGTAGTTGTCGCCGACGTCCTGCAAAACGTGGGAGCCGTTGAGCTTTTCGACCTGATCCGTCCCGTCGAGCCCGCTGATCTGCACGCCGTCGTACTTTTTGAAGCCCGCTCCGATACCGTTTGCCTCCAGCTTGACGTATACCGTCGGGATGCTCACCCACTGGCTCTGCACGGAACTCCACTGCTTGAGTTCATGCTTGCCCGTATCCAGCCAGTAGGCGTCATTCGCGGCGTCCTCCGGCATGGCCTGCTGCCGGTATGTGATCGTGATAACGGCCCCGTCCACGGTGCAGACCTTGATGGAAAGCGCCGTCTGCGTGCAGTCCACGAGGTTTTCATGACCCATGTAGCCGTTGTCCGTGTAGTCCTCGGTGTTGAAATACCATCCGTCCGGGAAAACGCAGATGTACGCGCCCATGGACACCATCTGTTTTTGTCCCTCGGAGAGCAGCACCCCGCCCATGTACGGAGCCATGGACAGCGCGTTGTACCACAGCACGCCGTCCTCGATCCATGCCAGCGCGTCCTTTGCCAGCAGCCCTTGGATGCCGGCGAAATCTCCGACCATTGCGCGGGCCGCGCGCTGAGACAGCAGGGGATAGTAGTCCGATGTGAGATTCTGCATCTCGTAGAATTCGCCATCGGCAATGCGCAGGTTGTGGTTGTAGCCCGCGAAGGCCTCCGTCACCAGCTGTTCCTGCGCAGGCGCGTTCAGTTCGGGGTAACGCATTATCTTTCCTCCATCATGTTCAGCGGATCGATCCACTGCGGTTTTTCCGGCACGGCCAGCATCGGCTTCACCGGACGGCTCATGCAGAAATACCGCCATTCGTCCGCGACGTGATCCTCAAGGCTCGTGTCCAGATCCTCCGGCTTGTGCTCATCGTACATGAGCAGCGGGATCGTCCGGAGAAACGCCTTGCAGGTGTTGAAAACGTACATGCGCGGATATCCGTTCTCATCGAATTGCAGCCGGTAGTGGCATTGCATCCAGCCCGGAATGCGTTTGTTGTCGCCCGGCGTGAAGTAAACGCGGTATCTGGCCGCTGTCTGCGCCACGCTTTCGCCGCGCGAAGCGTCCCAGATCGAAGGGTCGGCCACGCCGGTGATCTGCTTTCCGGCCAGCCATGGATGCTCTCGCTCCAGCTTCGCGATCTCTTGAAACTGCACGTCCGGCGACCACTTGACGCCGGTGTTCGGCTCGCGCGTGCATCCGTAAAGCTCCAGAATGCGGTAGATCACGCCGTCGTAATCGACGGCCCACCACGCGCAGGAGAACGGCTTTCCGTATCCGAAGTCGTAGCTCCGGCAGATCGTCCAGCCCGGATCGGGCGTAAATGGCTCTATCACATGGGTGTTCTGCCGTGTCCGGTAGCCCTCCGGGTTGTTGATAAAGTCCTCGAAGAACTGGCCCTCGTAAATATCCCACCGGCCCTCCAGCCATGCCTGCCGGAGCTTTTCCGGCAGCTTTTGCAGCGTCTGGACGTACTCCGGCTGCGTCTCCATAAGCGCCTTGTTGTCGGTCACGAGCGCCTGGATGAACGTGTAGTTCTCCGGCTTTTCGCCTTCCTCAAAAATGCGGTCAATGAAAAGCCGCTTGAAATATCCGTGGCTCTGACCGCCCGGATTGAGCGTGTAGTAGGTGCGCTTCGGGAATCCGTTTGTACCGCGCACCGTTGTGTCGATGGCGTCCAGCCACTCCTTTTTGAGCTGCGCGGCCTCGTCGATGAATACCACGTCGTATTCCGCGCCCTGATATTGCAGAACGTCGCTGTCGTTCGCGCAGTAGCCGAACTTGATCGTGGAGCCGTTTCGGAATGTCAGGAGCTTTTTGTCCTGTGCATACCTCGCGATGCCGTTCAGCTCCTGCCTGAGCTGGTTGATGTGGTTGTTGAGCAGTTCCGGATACGTCCGTCGCACAATGAGGATCTTGATCCCCGGCCAGCTGAGCGCCAGCAGCTTCGACTTTGCGCGGACGGACCAGCTTTTTCCGCCGCCTCTGGCCCCTCCGTAGGCCACATAGCGCGTCAGCGCTTCCATGAAGCGTTTCTGCTTGTCGGAGATGCGCGAAAAGTCGAGCGTTATCTTCGCCATTGTGCGATCTCCTCCGGAAGCTCGATCTCCGTCTCCGTCGTGCCGCTTGTCTTTTCATCCCATCCGAACTTTCGTTCCAGATGGAACTTTGCGCCGTTCGCGGCGGAGCTGTCGAGTCGCTGGATGTTGTAGATCTCGATTCGCGCCCCTGCGCGCGCGCAGGTCTTTGCGAACTCCTCCGATGTGCGCATCGCATCCCATTGCTTTTCGTCCAGTCCCAGCGCACCCAGCAGCTCCGGCATGCACGGAGGCCGTGTCCATACCTCGCGCATGAGCGGCTTTTTCCCGCGCATCACCGGCACGACCGCCGTCTGCGTGTGTCCGTATTTGTCGAGCGCGGGGCATTGCATCACGATCCGTTCTCCGTTTCTGATAAATTCCCGATCCTCCAGAACCGGCTCCGTCCTCGTCACCGGCTCCCGGTAGCAGATCGATGCGAAATACCGGTCGATCGCGGAGCGAAGCTCCCGCGCGCTCTTGTACACCTTTTCGTTCAGGCTCTTCGCCCCCTTTCGTTTTTCGGAAGCTCTGCCAGGCGCGGAGGTCCCCAACTCCGCGCCCAGTAGGAAGGAAAGAACATGGCTCGTACCGCCTCGGGCCTTCGCCCGGCACAGCCTCCGAAATATGCAAAAAAGCCGGACCCCCGCTTTCGCGGAGATCCGGCTTTCGCTCGTCCATATTGCCCCTCGGATGCACAAGCAGCCGACGACCTCCGCAGCAGCGGACAGATCATCGGCTCAGGCTCATAGGCTCAGGCTCAGTATTCACGATCGTGGTGTTCCTGCAATTTTTGCAGTACAGCGGGAAGTCCCGGAGCCGTGTGGACTCCAGCAGTCGAACCGACGTCCGTCTGCCGCATATCGGGCAGACGACGCGGTCTCCTTCCCTCACTAGCACCTTACCACACTTTTGTTCGCATTGCAAGTACTTTTTTCGCCTCCCCTCGGCATCGTCGCAAAACCCTACACATTTACAAGGCAAGATTTAAGCGGCTCCCGTCCGCTTCAATTTTTCATCCTTTTTGGATCGAATACATATTTATAGTATTGGTATCCGTACTGTGTGGCTCTGGCCTCGACGAGCACATAGCCGCGCGGGGCGACCGGCGGATGCTCCGGGCTGTACTCGCGCACGGCCTCGGTCGCAGGCTCCGGCTCCGGCTTGGTGCAGGTGCGGCTTGCCTTGTATCTGTGGCCCCCGAACTCCTTCTGCCAGTGACCGTGCAGGTAGTTTGCCAGCGCCTCGTAGTCCTGCCCATGATCTACCTTTTCACCGTTCTGGTTTACATAATAGTTGTGCTTGCGAAGGTGCTTGCTTTCTACCACGCTTCCGAGGCCCCACAGCTTCGCAATGGCGTCCTCCGGGATGCCGTCGGAAATCATGTGGATGTGGAAGCGGTTCGTAGATTTTCCGCGCCCGTATACCATCACGATCTTCGCCTCCGGGTATCGGTATGTAAGCCTGCGCCAGTAATTGTCGCGGATGCGCTTGATCTCTTCCACGGTATGCGCCTCAAACTCCGCGCTGAGCGTCAGCGTGGAGTAGAGGCTGGTCGGGCTGAAGTTGGCGTTGATAAGCGCCGCGAATTTTCCCGCTGAAATTTTGGAGTTGAATTCGTCGCGCTCAGCCTGCGTGGCGAAGCGCGGCTTTCGCGGCTTGCTGCTCTTGATATCCGCCTGTTCGCTCACGTTGTAGACGATCTGCGTGCATACCGTCCCGGTAAATAACCGCCGCTTGTACCTTTTTGCCATTTTCGCCACTCCTTCCGGGCGGACAGAGCGTCCGCCCCTGCAAGCATTCTGCCCGTTCAAAGCGTGGCCGGAGCCTCCGGCCATGCGTTCAGCGTGCAGCGCTACTCTTTCATTTTTTCGAGTGCTTTCTCAGCCTCTTCGCGCGTGAGAAATATCCTTTTGCCCATCTCATACAGGCACAGCAGAGTAAATTTGAACTCCGCCACGCCCATCCTGTACCGTCCATTCTGTTTCTGTACATATTGGATGCGGTACACCGTATCGCCTATCTTGCATGGAAGGACGAGGACGCGCCCCTCTCTATCCGCCTGCAGCAGCTCTAGCGCGCGTTCTCCCCGTTGCTTTTCTTCTCTTACCATCATGTCACCTCCACGGCCTCGTCCAGCCGCACATTGATCTTCTTCCCGCCGGACTCGATCACATATCCTCCGTGTCCTCCGTACTTTGCCTCAAATTTCAGCGCATCATACACCGCGCCCACCTTTGGCTGAAGCTTCTGGAATACCGGTATTCTTGTCATAATCCGGATGCGCGTCTGCGTCGGAAAATTTTTCTTTTCGAACGGAACGCCCTCGCGATCCTGCGCCACCTGTTTTGCCGCGCACGTCTGGCTGCAATAAAACTTTTTTGCATGATTCATCCTGTGCAGCTCGCGCTGGAATACCTTCCCGCAGTGTGCGCACTGCATCGTTATCATCGTCGGCATACTATCCTCCTAATTTTTACCCGGGCGCGGCCTTTGCAGCTGCCGCGCCCGGAGCCTTAAGCCGGGTCTCCCTCCTGCGCACCTCATGGCACAGTGCGCAGGCATAAGTCCACCAAAAAATCAGTTCTCCCGGCTGTTTGCCGCCTCGATCTCCTTGCGCTCCTGCATAAAGCCGTGCAGGAACAGCTCCAATAGATTTGCCGCGCCGTTTACCATCTTGGTAAGATCTTTTTTGCTGATCTGGAGTTTGCCGGTCGTGATGACCTGCAAGTCCGGCCTGCCGATGATCTGTACTGTCGGATTCGGCTCGATCGTCCGTTTTCCGTCCTCTTCAATCTTATAGAGCGGCGGTGTCGCCTGCTCCATCACGATCCTCGGGGGATACTCCGTTCCAACGAAATCCACATCCCAATGCTTGCCGTTGTACTCATTTACAAACGAATCCAGCTCTACGGCAAAATATTGCATGATTTCAGCCATCTGTTTGCTCCTTCCCGACGTGCTTTCTCCGCACGCCGTTTTCATCCTCCGTGAGCGGCAGTGCCTTTCTGCGTGCCCGCTCCTCCGGCTGCCATCTCTACACCTCCTGTATATCGACCCCGTATTTGGATCGCATCATTTTTTTGTTGCGCAGATACTCCTTTGTGCGCGTTGGCTTGGACTTTACATCCTCCACCACCAGCTTCCCGCCGAAGCGGTAAGAAAAGTCCGCCGTGTAGCGGATCGCGCGGATGCGCTGTCCGTTCTCTGTGAGATAGCTCTCCTGCAGCGTAAACTGTGGCTGCAAGCGCAGATCTGTAATGATCTCCGCGCGGAGCATCACCATCAGCTCGTCGTACCGCCGCGCCTCTTTCTGGCTGCCGAAGCGCACCGCGCCGCGCTCTGCCTTCTGGCTTCCGTATTTCGTTTTCCCTTGGCTCCCCTTCGCAAGGGGAGCTGGCGCCGCAGCGCCTGAGAGGTCGCGCGCCTGCTTCGCGTAAAGCTCCCGCATCCTCGGCGGCATATCCGCCATGCTCTCAAACCGCAGCCCGCTCATTCGGTCGCGCCCCAACTGCAAAAATTATCTGGCTCGACAACAACAGCGTTTTTAAAGGACGTGCGCGAAAAGCACATGCCATCGATGTTGTAAATGCAGTCCTTGCACCGCACCACCTCCGCAACGTCGGCGGCGGGTTCATCTTCAATTTCAAATTCTTCCGATAGCCACTTGAACACATACGAAAGGCAAAACGAGCTGAACCCAACGTGCCATTTTTTATCTACCGGGTCAAAATACAGAATGTTGTAATACGGCTTTTCAGCCGATCCACAAACAAAGATTTTGGCAAAGTTGGTCTTAATTTTATTCTTGTTGGTGCAAGCATCTGCGCTCTGCATATCTCTTTCAGGCATTTTCGTATCCTCCGTCCATCTTCGCCCCGCAGTTGGGACAGTAGTTCGCACCATACGGCAAACATTCGCCGCACAGAGAGCACAGCAAAAAACACCCTATGTCTCCGTCTTCAATTTTTCGCCCATGCCCCACCTCCGCAACGTCGGCGGCGGGCATATCCGAGATGGATTGCAAGTTTTTTGCGCTGCACCCGTCCTGCATTAGTTTCATAAGTGCCGCTTCGCGGCTGATGTATTCGTCAGGCATCGTGCACCTCCACACCTGCGTTAGCCAGTATATCTTCAAGCAACATCTCGTTGTCGTCGCCTATGTAGTCGCCGCATTCATCAAAATACTGGTATGAGGTATATTCTCTTGCCTCGATTCCGGCGATCTGCCGCAGTACCTCGTTGTATTCATCGAGTCCTCTTTCCGCCGCGTCCATTATCTCCTGCAATTGTGCGCTTGTTATGCACTTAGCCATCTTTCTTGTCCTCCATCGCCCGCTCGGCCTCAATGCAGGTATAGTGGCGACTGAAATAATCCCAGTTCGTCACACAGTCGCTTCCCGCATCGTCCGGCGTTGCATCCTCATAATCAAAGTAGATGTTGATATTCTCCCCAAATGGTTCCATGCCGACGATTACTGCGGTTATGCGCACCGCGCGACCGTTCTCATCTACCCATCGTCCTCCCACCTTGCACGGCAGCACAACCACGCGCCCCTCTTTGTCAGCCACATGCAGGTTGTGTGCTCGCTCAATTCTGGATGTGTCATTGTCAAAAGCTGCTTCGACGACTTCTTTCATCCAAAAAACCTTTTCAGGGCTTAACCCTGTGTCCTCGTAGGCCGCAAGGCGCTCACACACCGCTGTTTCAAACGGGCAATCTTTGATTTTGCACCCGCTGCCGTAGCACGGTTCTTTAAAGCATCGCGGATAATAGGCGTGTTTATGCGATAATTCGTTCCATTCAGTCAGTCGTTCCATTCTGTCTACATCCTTTCCTTTTGTTCAGAATCGTAATGTGGAGTTGGCGTCCAAGCCAGTTCAATCCATAGTTCGTGAGCGTGTACCATGTGCTAACTCTTCCTATTTCTTTCCGAACAACATCACGTGGCAGTTTGTCTAAAATTCGATTCCCGGAAAGCGTATCTTCGTAGTAGTTACGGAATGGTCGATAAAACGCTTTCCCGTGCCGGTGATACGGACGCTTATAGTCGAGTCCGACCATGTGATTACAGATTTCAAGCAGCCTTTCGTATTCTTCCGCCGTAAAGTCCATCTCGATACCCATATCAAGTCCCATGTCTCCGATTGCTTCCGCGTGTTCATTGTCTCGTTTCTCTACCCAGTTTCTAGGATGCTTGCAGCCGAGCCGACCGTCGCCTGTTTCATATCCGTATTCCCCCTCAGATTCCGGGCAGACATCATCCTTGTCAGAGAGTGGGCAGCATTCGCAAATCATTCTGCACCATCCTTTCTTTGCTGGCCATGTGCAAGCGTCTTGTGTGCCGCAAACACCACATTTTTCGATTTGGTCAATGCTTTCGTGCCGCACACCGCGCATTCGATGAGATACAATCCTTCCTCGCAGTAGTACGCGCGGAGCTTGTGCCCGCATGTTCCGCAGCATATGTCAGTCTCCCGCGCAAGGTAATTCGTGCCGTCGCTTTTGCCATCGAAAACCTGATGGCACAGCTTGTCGAAGTTCGATGCACCTTTCATCATTTCACCTCCGGCACTTCCGGCAAGCCGCGCCATCCCCAGTTGCTCCCGCGCTCGCAGTCCTTGCAATAACAATTTCCCTTTACGTCTTGCTCGCATTCATCGCACGGGCAGTCTGTTTTGCAGTAATTGCTGTGTCTGCATGTATCGCAGCCAGCAAAAAGCTTTGCGTATTCCCGCAGCGCCGCGTTCTCGGCGGCCAGGCGCTCGATCACGTTAGCAGCCGCAAACTCGATGTATTCCCGCCGATCTTGGATTTCTCCGACCTTGCAGTTTTCGCACGCGTCGTCGTGTCCAAGCCCCTTCGCGCAGCACCGCAGCGCCTGCACGATTTCTTCATTCGTCACGTTTTTCCCTCCAATATTCGTTGAACTTTTTCCCCGTAATGATCGGCCTGCACCACTCGCGCTGGAATCTCCGCCAATCCGGATCATATTTTCCATCTTCTCCGCGAAACAGCATTGCATACGGGATAAATCCTGCCTGCATTGTCTGGATCAGGCGTAATTCTGCCGCATCAAAAGAATCTCCGTCGTATCCACACAGCACATAGCAGCACATTGTGTGGCTCGACGGTCTGAATCCTGCCGCGCGGAATTTTCGTCCCATTTCGATCAGCGGTTCCAGATCGTCTTTCGTATCGTAGGCCGTGTAAATGCGGGACGGTTTCACTTCGCGCAGCAAATCCGCCTGCCACTGCTGCAAAAGTGCTGGCTCCAAGCCTCCCGTAAATATCGCCGGATGTGCTTGCCGCTTAAGCATCTCACAAACTGCAAGGAAGTGCCGTTCGGACGTGCCTAAAATGTTATCATCGAGGATGTTCCAACCATCCACGATTGGAAGTTCCTTGATTTGCCCACGCGCGCAGCGTGGTACAGAGCAAAACCAGCATTCTTTCGTGCAACCGCGAGACGTGAATATGTATCCGTCGCGCAGATACATACCCGGTGTAAAATCGCCCATGCGATCATCAAACGCAGGGCCGCCCACCTCGACAGGCACGCCCAACACCTGCCACGCATAGTACAGTTCTTCCGCCGTCTCTATATCCCAAGTGAATGTCACTGATATGTGGACTTGCGTCACATTTGCCTTGATACAATCTGCGATGTTTTCGATGGTCGGCGCACCGAAAAATGCCAGTGGATCGATGGGAGAAGCTTTTGTCTTGCGTGGAAACACTCTTGCAATCGAATTCATTGCTGTAAGGCTTTTACCCCCTTCCATCAATCGGCACAAGCCGCCATTCAATCCAGCCACGTTCCGTACTTCTCTGCCTGCTCAGGTAATACTTCTGCGCCAGCTCATAAATCTTGTGGATGCAGAACGAACGATTCTCCTTGCAATAGTCACCGTCCGATGCGCCCTCTGCGTCAAAGTGTTCGCAGTCCGGACAGACAAAGGTCCTGCAAACCTCGCTGCATGCATCAAGGAATTCGTCCGCACTCATGCCCTCATCCGGATCAACGTAATCCCACAAGAATGAAGAAACCGCATTGCACTCCGGATGCATCTTCCATCCGTAGCACATCCCGTCATAGACGATCGTCTGCAAATCGTATTCCGTCCCCTTCTTGATCTCCTCGCCGCACAAATTGCATCTGTGCGGCTTCCGCGCCCTCCGCGTCACTTCATTCAAACATACCGGATTCATCTTCATACTTCCTTTCCTTCATGGCGCGTAGCGCCCGCGCAAAATTCAAATTTTCGCATCGAACACCGTTCCGCAACGCTTGTACCGGAATCCCGACCACATAGCTGAGCTGCCATGACCGTCTCCGGTGCGTCTGCCGTCGTGAGCGAATGAAGAACCTCATACGGAATTCCCGCTTTTCCCGCCAAATGCAGAAGTACGTCCGAGTCCTTGCCGCCGGAGTATGTGATTACCAGCGGCTGCTTGTAGAGCCGTAAGCTCATATCCGAGGCCATCTGCAGCCGCTCAATCGCGGTTTGTTCTAAGTCCATCGGTTCAGCTCCTCCATCAATGCCTTAAAAATCGGGTATGCCTGCTGCGGTACTACGGCGTTCCCGAGGCATTTAAGTCTGTCCACCCTGGCGGGAATCCCATGAGCCACTCTACCCACGTCGGGTTCAGCTGCCCAGCAACGTCCGTCCGCAAGCTCCTGTGATTTCCCCCACCGTGCGTCCCCTGCGCATCCGCTGCATATGGTGTCGTAAACAGCTTCATTGCCACTCTCTGCGTCAGATTGCATTTGCCCGGATCTTTCTGCCGGCTTGGCGGCACAGATTTCAGCGTGTCTTTGTATTCGTTCGCACGCGGCGTCGGCCACAGCCCTTTCGTCCGGGCTAACACGTGCTCCCGCAGATTGCTCACCCCCCATGTACGCCCTGATTGCTCGTAAATGTCGTTTTCCCGGCTGCGAGCAGGTTGACCTTCTTTTCTGTTGCTATCGTGCAGCCAGCCACCGTCGGTGTCGGCCACATCTGCGATGCCGACGAAGAACACCCTCGATCTTCTGTGCCAAGCTCCGACAGCCGCAGCCTCAAAATTAAACACGACGACGTGATAGCCAGCACGCTCCAGATCCTTGACCACCTGCCCGGCGGCAATCTTGATGATTCCAGGAACGTTCTCGCCGACAACGCAACGCGGGCGCAGCTCGGTGATAACTCGGAGCATCTCCGGCCAGAGGTATCGATCATCCCCTTTGCCCTTTTGCTTTCCAGCCACGGAGAAGGGCTGGCATGGGAATCCGCCGGAAATAACGTCAACTGTTCGTAGTCCTGTGCGCTCATAAAAACTCTCCTTTGTCAATGTCCGGATATCCCGCCAGCGCGGCACGTCCGGCCAGTGCTTTTCCAGCACCTTCGTCGGGTAGTCGGCAAACTCGCATTGCCCGACGGTTGTAAATCCGGCCCACTCGGCAGCTAGATCCAGCCCGCCGATCCCGGAAAACAGGCTCAGATGCGTCAGCATTTTGTTTCCTTCGCCGTCGGCGTCAGTTTCGACAGCATGGTCTGGCCGAGATTCGCAACGTACACCATCCGCCCGCGAATGATCTCCGTTGCCTCTTGCAAATATGGATTTTTCATGGTATACTCTCCTTGTACTTGATTTTCACAGAGAAGCCTGCGCTTCTCTGCCCTCGTCCGGCCGCAACCGGGCGAGGGCATTTTTTATCCGATCAGGACCTCCGGCTTATAGTGGAGCTTCATCGCCTTGGCGTTCTGGTGGTACTCGGGCGCGCTCCATTTGTAGCCCCAATATTTGGCCGCCGTAAAGATCGCGGCCAGCTCGTCTCCCGCGCGTACCGTAATGCTCTGATTGCGGTACGCGACGGCGTAATAATTTTTCCCGGTATACCCGGCCTGCGCGATCACGCACGGCCTGCGCGGTGCCCGCTCTCCCGAGTAATCGGTGCTATTTTGCCGCATACAAATGTCCCTTCCTTACTTTCCTCCCGGCGTGCGCGATCTCCCGCTGCGCCACAAAATTCAGCTCCTGCGCGTGCTTCTCTGCGAGCTGCTTTTGATAGATGTGCTCCCGGATGGACTGATACAGCATCCATGAGCAGCACTTCGCGCTGCATCCCGGCGCACGTCCCGGGCAGTCTCTCCCGCAGGGAGGCGGGATCGGCTTTGTTTTCGGTGCGTACCGCATCATTCGTCCACGGCCTCCTCCCACAAGTGCTGCATCCACGCTGCCAGCGTCAGCAGCCGCTTTCGCGTCTCCAGCAGCATCCCGACGGTCTCACGATCGATATGCGGCTGACTGCTCAGTATCTCCGCGTCCTCCTGATCCTGCTCAGCGGCCCGCGTGGCCGCGTCGATCAGGTCCTCCATCTGCTCCGGCGTCAGCTCCACCGGAATTTTTCCTTCACGCATCATCCGTATCTTGCTTTGCCACCATCGCGCAAAGCGCCTTGTTTTCTGCCTCCATCTGATCGATATAGTCCGCTGCCAGCAGCATCAGCACGTTCAAGCATTCAAGATTTTTCCGAAACTTGCACTTGATGCAGTCATTTCCCGCGCAGCGCCTCAACATCTCCACGATCTCATCCACGATTTCACAGCTCATACAGCACACTCCCCAGTACAGCGCTGATCGCCGCCGCTCCTCCGAAGGCCAGCGCCGCACCGGCCAGCTCCAAGGCCAGCAGCACCAGCGCCATGCCGGACAAAAACGCCCCTGCCAGCCAGCAGACGGAGAGCGCCGCCCGGCGTACCCGCTCTCTCTTTTCCCGCAGGCCGTCTCTCTCGGCTCTGCGTGCTTCCCATTCGCGTTCCCGCGCTCTCTGGTGATTGGCTCCCGTGATAAACTCCACGTCGCTCATGTTGTCTCATCCTCCCTCGGCAGAATCTCCGCCATTTCAATCTTATCTATCAGCATCTTTGCCAAATTGATTTCTTCCTCGCAGCGCTTCACGCCCGCTTCTGCAATATCCTCCGTTACGGCCCCTTCGCCCTTTCTTAACGTTTTCAAGATAGATTCGTATGACTGCTGTTCCATCCGGATTCGGATAACATCCCGCTCCACGGCCCATTTGAGCCGCAGCCACTCTTCCAGTGTCAACACTAGTTTCCGCTTCGCTCCTGTTGTTCTCATGCTCTTTCCTCCTTTTTCTCTTCTGCCTCTTTCCGGTATCGTTCGGCGGCCCAGCGCGCGAACGCCGCAAGCTTTTCCTCGCCCTCCTCTGGGCGCTTGATCTCAAACGGCGCGGCGGAGATAAAGCCGCCGTCCTCCGTCCGGTAAGCAATTGCCGCCAGCATCGTTACCCCTCCTTTTCCAGCGCTGCCAGTGCCAGCGCTGCGATCAGCAGCGCTACCGGCAAACACACCAGATGCTGCACCGTCTCCGTCCCTGCGCGAATCTGCTGTACCAACCACGTCACCCCGGCGCACACGCCGCAGCCGAATAGCGCTCCGGCAAGCAGCAGCGCAAGGTTTCGCAGTGCTCTTTTTATGTACCGCATGTTACGCCTCCTTCCGTTCCGCCTGCATCAGCTTTGCCGCCGTCGCCATCCCCTGCATATATGTGATCATGACCTCGATCTGCTGCGGGTTCATGTGCTTCATCTCGTGCAGCACGCCGTCGATCTTCTTCTTCTGTTCCTCGGACATCTCTTCACCTTCTTCCTTGACACTTCCTGTTCCTGCCTGTAAAATTGAGTCACCCGGGCAGCTCGGGGATCCTCCACGGAAAGGGGGTGTTGCCTTATGGAGACTCTGATTTCTTCCATAATGCCTCCCTCGATCTGTGTGCGCCGTAAGTTTCTCACAGTCGCCGCCAAGCCATAGCGCCATGGCGGCCGGGTCGCTCCGTAAGTGAGAGGGCCGGACAAAGCAGCCGTCGCCTCGGCTGGCTGCCGTCGTGGTCGCCCCACGTTAAAAACGCGGAAAACGGCATCCTTTGTCCGGTGCGCACAAACTGGCAGAGGTGTCGCGTTCGCAGGCGAGCGCTCGCGCCATCTCGCCGCCCCCGGGTAACTCAATTTTGCAGGCAAGAAGGAGGTGAGATAAATGGATCAATCTTTTTCCCTCAATGAGCTTGAATTCTTGTACTCCATCACGCATCAGTGCATTTTCCTGAATAACCATCAGCTCGATAACGACACCGCCATTACTTCGGATACCAGAAACAGCATCGTTGACGAGAACAAAGTCGCCATGAAGTGCTTGCGTAAACTCCGATCCGCTATTTCGGATGCTTCCCCGGATACTCTCAAAGTTCTGGATGCCGCGCTTCCGCCTCTCCGTTAAAGTGCAGGGTCACATTTCCCGCGCCGTCCTGCTCCGGCAGTGCGGCGCTTTTTAACGCCTGCCTGTACTTTCCTCGGATTTCCGCTTCCTGCTGCCATCTCGTTCTTCGTTCCAGACTCCGCTTTGCGAAAGCTGCTATTCTTTTTTCAGTTTTCAGCGTCTTTTCCTCCATGCCTCTCACCCCCTTGACGCCTCCCTTCCGTATGCTAAAATACGGTCGAAGGGAGGTGATTTCATGCCTGATAATTTCTACACGCTCGACCCCGTAGACCAGCAGATCGCGCTGGCCTACGCGCAGACTCTTTTTGCCGAATGGCTCAAGAAGAACCCGAACCGCGCACCGGATGCATCACCGCATCTGGAGTTCCTGAAGTTCCTTCAGGACAGTGTCTCTGTGGCGCAGGACCTCCGCTATCGTAGTACCGGCAGTCTTGACCCCCTGCGTTGATTCCGTCCAACGCTGCACGTATTGGACGGCTTGCGCAAAATCGCGCGCTGTCGCGCCCAGCCCTTCGGATGCTTCCATCATCCGGAGGGCTAACTCATAAGCAGTCGGGGTCTCGTTCTTTGCCGTGTTTTCCAGCAGCTGAATTCCAAAGCGTTCGCTTGCCGTCATGTCTCTCACCCCCTTCCAATCGACATTTCTTTTCTCGGTTACGTCCTCTGTAACTTCTAATTCATTCCTCGGTTATACGTTAGCATACCTCAGAACCGTTGTCAAGCATTATTTCATTTCTGGGTTATGTTTCTTCTTGACATTTTATTTCCGGCGTGTTACCTTGTGCATAGAAGGTGGTGAAAAGTGTGAGCACAATCAATGATCGAATCGCTTATTTAATCAAAGATCTCGGCATTACAAAAACAAAATTTGCCGAAACCATCAATTTAAGTCAGCCGTTCGTCTCCGCTATTTGTTCTGGCTCTAAGGTCCCGAGCGACCGCACGATTGCAGACATCTGCCGCGAGTTCAACGTATCTCTCGCATGGCTGGAGACCGGAGAAGGGGAGATGTACGTCCAGCGCAGTGAGAACGAGCGCATGGCCCTGATGTTTGCCGACGTTCTGGCCGAGGCCGACGAATCCACCCGCAAGCGCTGCATCGCTGCGGCAATGGAGATGCCCCCTGAGTTCTGGGACAGCATCTACGAGTACGCGAAAAAAATCACCGGAAGCGAATGACCGCTTCCGGTGATTTCTTATCGAAGGATCTTTTCTGCCAGCCGCAGCAGCAGCCAGACCTGCTCATCAGTCGCCCGCTCAAGGATGTTTTTCAGTCTTTCTCTTGCCTTTTCCATCATTTCCTCCCTTTCTCAACAAAAACGCCGTTCATTTTTCGTTCATATTTCCATCTTG